GATCGGTACGAAGAATTGTCTCAAGAATCGAGCGAGTTGGGTGAGTGCCATATTTCTCTTTGTAGTCAAATACCTTTTTATTGAAAACTTGAAGATACTTGGTCTCAAAAAACCCTACATCAATTACCTCTCCTATTTGATCAGCAAACTGGCGATCATCCAAGACGAGCCTTGTCAGCTTCTCCTGAAATGACTTGCCATAATGTGCAAATGTGGGAGTATCTTTTATCATCTTGAATTCTTTTCCTCGATTACAAATCTCTTTAAAACTGCATACAAGTCAGCGTAACTAACAGACGGAAAGCCATCCTGAAACGTCATTGCCACCACCTCTGTTTTCTGGAACTCGAATTCCATTTGCTCGATGGCCGTCTTGATTTCTTTGACTGCCTGCGGTGATAAGCTCGGTGAGTCCAGTTGCATCATCTTGTGATTCGTCCTTACAATGTCTTGGTCCTGTAATATCTTATCATATATTTTCGCTTTGTCTATGTTTTTCTCGCAGTAATCGAAAATATCTTGCAAACAATAATTGTTGTTCTGAGAGAGGAATGGGAATCGCTTGCCCACGGTCTTGATCCCGACACCTGAAACTCCTGGAAGATTATCTGATTTATCTCCCTCCATTGTTCTCGCGTAGACGAAATTCGATGGATGGATGTTATATTCCTCCATGAGCGTTTTCTGCTTCACGACCTCAAACTTTGACTTCTCACGGGGGCGATACACTACTGTGTGGTTGGTGTCGCCAGTCGCAGAGACGCATTGATAAAAGTCCTTGTCGGTGGAGACAATTATCTTTAGCCAATCCTCAAACTGCTCCATCTGATTGACATACGAGATCACGTCGTCGGCCTCGAAGCCGTCGATAGAGATCTGATGGATTGGCATAAAGTAGAGATAGTTAAGGAGGCGCTCGAACTGCCAAGCCTTATTTTCTATCTGCTGCTCTTCTGTGAGCTGTTCTCGGATAAATCGATTTAACCTCACTGGCTTGCGGCCACCTTTGTAGCCCTTCACGATGGTGCGCTTCTTGGCGCTGCCACCCTCACCATCCCATACAATCACAATCTTGTCGGGATTGGTACGGCGGACCACAAGCTGCAGCGAAGACAGGAATCCCTTGAGGCCCCCAATTGGGTCGCCATTGTCGCTTGTTGTTGGATTTGCAATGTAGTTGCGAATGTAGAGGTTTAATCCGTCTACTATTAAGAGTCTTTTCATACTTATGTTTCCTATGATTTTTTCAAAGTGTTCAGGTTCGGTGCCGATCTTACTTATCAGCATCTTCGCCCTCTAAATCATAGAATTCAGAAGCATCTCCTTGTCGCTCGGCAAATTTGAGGACAACCTCATTTTCAAAAATATCCATTACGCTTGATGCAAACTTTTCATCTTTCATCTTATCGAGCCACATCTTTGACTGGAACTTCTCTTCTGTTCCGTCGGAATGGACGAGCGTATACCAGGCGCCTGCGACCTTTAATTTCTCTGATCCCCTGATTGCTTCGAAGATTGATTCTTCGTTTTGAATTCTCACTTCGTCTCCCCAAAGGATCTTAAAGAAACACTCTCTGCCCTCAGAGCCAAAACGAGACTTCTTAATCTTTGCCTTTACTTCGGATCCGATGCGGAAGTTGTTGTCATCATAAATGTAAGAAGCCTTGGACTTTCTACCCGTAAGGTAAATTCGTAAAGACGCTGCGTACTGCATGCTCTTGCCACCTGGTGTGGTATAAGGATCGATCATTGCTGCCACTCTTGCTGTGGGATCGCCAGGTCGTGGAATAAAAGTTTTGAGCTGATTCAACACCAAGAAGGTGCTGTCTGATTCGTTAAGTGGTATCGTGAGCTTTTGCATCGCTTTAGAGAGGATGCGAGCCTTCATCGCCATTGAATCTTGAGGGTTAAACGAAGTGGCGTTATCCGATTCCGTCGGAGTGTTTGCGAGACTATCCCAAATAAACACAACACCTGTGTTGCCCTCATTCAAGATTGTCTCCACTGTTTCCAGCAAGTTCTCGACGGAAGTGGGTGTAACCCTCAGAAAATTTTCTTCATCAACTCCCGCCTTACGCAAGAAGTCGAAGTCCATTGCTGCCTCTGAATCAAAATAAACTACACTGAAGCCCTTGGCGTTGGCGTTGGCTGCGACCTGTGCCGCCATATAAGATTTGCCAGATGCTTCGAGGCCAGCGATTTCAGTAATTCTTCCAACGGGAATTCCCGCTGTCTTCCCTCGGCAGATAATGCCGTCTAGCCAAGTGCATCCTGTCGGAATCCAGTCGGTGACTTGTGAGGGGTTTTTGCCATCCATTGTTTGGGCGACGTTCATACCCATTTTTTTATTAAGGACCGATGCGATCCCTTTGACGCCGAGTTTGCCCGGCTTTGCTTTCATACTCTTTAAATTAGTTGCCACTGTGATACCCCGTTATGTTAAAAAATGGAGCGGGAGACGAGCTTCGAACTCGCAACATTCAGCTTGGAAGGCTGACACTCTACCAATTGAGTTACTCCCGCAAAAAGCACCCCCGTTTTACCGGGGGTGGCTTGTTTAGGCATTAAGTAGTTCGTTGAAAGACTTGTCAACCGAGTTGGTACTGTCAGTATTATACTTCGCAGTCTCGTTTGAGGATCCTTCAGCGGTACTGTCACCTGAGAGGAATTCATCCAAGAAGCCCTGAACATCTGATGTTGACTTCTTCTCGAAAAGAGAGTCGAAATCAGGAATGCTGTCCAAGATTTCCTTGCAAGCTTCTGGCGTGGCTTCCACACAAACAGTAGAAGTGGAACGCTTTGGCGTCAACTTCGTCTGTGGAAAGGATTGGCCAGGTGCTTTGCCATAGTGCAAGTCCAAGTCCGTTCCGGCTTCGATGTCAGTGATGTCACCGTATTCGGGGTTAAGAACAAGGTTAAGTAAGGTTTCATAAGCCATCTTACCATAGCCCCAGACTTTGACACCCAAGTTCTCTTCACCGCGAACCAAAACGGGCGAAAAGAATCGCTGACGAGCAGTGAGGTCTTTCGCCATCTTCACACTGTCATCGTCGCCCTCTTTATATAATTTGCTGGCGAAATCGCAAACTGGACAAGATTCGCCAAAGTTCTTCTTTGGGCATAAAAAGCCAGAATTGCTTCCGACGTTGTAGTGGAAGAAGTAGTCCTTGAAGGGATCGCCATCTTTGGTTGTAATAATTCGAATAGTTTGGCTACCATCCGATGGACGCCAGAAAGCCGATGAGCCTCCGGAACCCTTAGATTGCAGCTTAGTTAAACGATCTCTCATTTTGCTCATATCAATTGCCATATTATTATCTCCTGTTAAAGTCACTAGGGCCAATATCCCCTAGTGCTGGTTTGTTGTTATTATTATACCACGGGATCACTTTTGTGTCAAGCACCTTTTGGGTGGCCCTGAATCACTGCCGATGATTGGACACAGAACACGTGGGGTTCGTCATAGGTTGTTGAATACACCCTATAAGAAGTTCGTTGAGCTCCCTCTCTCTGGGAGTCGATTAAATCCTTCAATTTCTTGAGGAGTTTATTATCATTTTTTAATTCATTTTCATTGATGCCGCAATAGTACATCCGCTCCTTAACATTCTCCAGATCAAAAAATTTCTTTTCTGCAACCTTGTCTAGCGAGATCATGCTGATTGTCATAATTCTAGACCAGCCGACAGGCTCCGAATCCACACTCAAGACAGCTTCGGAATGCTCGAAGTAGTTGATGAGATTTAGAGAGGAAACGATATACTGATAGAGGGTTTCCTTGTATCCGATGATTGGCACCTCACCCATTGCCTCTTCGACTTTCGGGATATTGAAGAGGAGAATTTTAGAGATTGCTCCAGATCGTGCATACTCCTGCAAAACATTAAAAACAATCTTCTCAGTTTTTTTGGCCTCCTCGTTCAAGGCAGACATGTCAGGCTGAACATAGACAACAGTTGTGGACCACGGTCTGGTGTGTTCCAGAATTCGCAAAGTGGCTAATGCCGTGGGCTCACCACCGTTAACCACCAAGATACTTCTGCCGGACAGATCTTTAAAAAAGTGTTTCATCGGAGGGCAGTTGGTTTCGTATTTTTCTGGATTCTTTTCTTTTTTGAGCCCTCGTGATCTTTTGTTCTTGGGGAGGCCAATGCCGATCTTGTAGATCTCATAGTTTCCCTGCTTGGCGAACTCATCTGCCAAGTCACAACCCATCTCGCCTAATCCAATAATGTTAATCATATGCTCTCTCCTCCACCTGTGGAACCACTTCATCTGCGCGAGTTCGCTGGAGCCTTTCTGTGCTTTTGTCATAGAACTCCTTATCTAGTTCACAGCCATAAAACCTTCTTCCGGCCTCGATTGCTGCAACACCAGTCGTTGCTGATCCAGCGAAAGGATCTACGACAACATCGCCCTCATTGCTGTGCTTCAATATAAGCTCCTTAAATAGCGGGAGACTC